AAACTATAACTGAAGAACTTAAGATTTACAATCCAAATACAAAAAAAGTAATAGGTAATTTTTGTAATTTTAGTTGTTTTAAAAAGTGGAAATTAAAGGAAGTGGTTGTGAATCATAATCATTTTGTGGAAGACGATGTTGCAGTAAGAAAAGCAAAGGTGAAATAAATGAAAATATTTTTAGATCAAGACATACAAAACAAAGCAATAAAACTATCCAAACTCGTAATGGCTAAAGCAGAAAAACATAATTGGAACGACAAATTTGTTTTAAACCAAGTTCATGGCAAAGCAGAATTCGATGCAGATGTTATAGGATTTCTTGGAGAATTTGCTTTTGCAGAAATGTTTAATTTAGAAGGACCCATATTTTTTGAAACAAGTAATGATGTATATGATTTCAAAATTGCAAATAAAAGAATAGATTTGAAAACAAGATTAACAGGAAAAAATATTTATATTAATGCTAATCAATTTGAAAGAAAGAAAAATATTATTGACTTATTTGTTTTTGGAAATATTGGAAACAATAAATTTACTTTAGATGGTTTTATTGAATACGATAAAGTCAAAGAAATAAATAATATAATTTGTTTCAATAATGGAAGTTCAGCATATCTTATTGAACAAAAAGATTTAACTGACATTGAATTATTGAGGAAGATTTAATTAGTTTAAAAACATAAACAACATGGGGGAAATTATTATGGAAGAAAAAATATGCAGACACAAAAATTTAGTTGAACTAACACACAGACACAAACAATGTTCTGATTGTGGAGTTTGGAAAGGAACAAGAGAAGATGCACATCATTATTCAATGGAGTATTATACAAATAAAGTGTTTGGATTGTTTGATGCTTGTATTCCTAAAAGAACAATTAATAGTGAATATTACAAATTTACTCATTTTAAAAATCTTGAAATAGACACAACACAAATGAGAAAGATTTTAGAGATTGGTGGTGGAGTTTGTCAAACATCTTACTCTCTTGCTCTTGAAGGCAAAGATGTTATTGTTGTAGAATCAAGTCAATGGGCTACAAAATGGATGAAAGAATCTTATGGTGAAAGAAATGGTTTCAAAATAATTGATGCTAACTTTGAAAATGTAGATAAATCTTTAATTGGAAAAGACTTTGATTTCATTTTTGCTAATCATGTATTTGAACATTTAGTTGATCCAATGACTGCAATAGAATATTGTTATGATATTCTTGTTGATAATGGAAAATTCTTTTTGATTGTTCCTAATCAAGAAAGAGAAAAGAACATGCATCATACTCATGAATGGGCTTTTAGTATTGATGTTCTAAAAAAGTGGTTTGAACAGGTTGGATTTAAAGATATTAAAATTCAAGAGTTCCCGGGGAGTGTTGAGGAAGTTAAACAGCTTGGTGGAGCTCACATTAGGATTGTTGGGACTAAATAATTTGGTGATTTGAAATGACACATTATAGGAAAGGATATTCACTTGAAAGAAATGTAAAACTACATTTAGAATCACAAGGATATTATGTCATTAGAAGTGCAGGAAGTCATGGCATTGCAGACTTAATGGCTAAAAAACCAGATGAACTTTGCTACTTCATTCAACTAAAAAGTGGAACAAAAATAACTAAATATGAGAAAAAAAGAATTGAAGACTTTTTTAAACTCCACAAGTTTTGTAGTGTAATAATTATTACAAAAATAAAAAAACAATTTATTATAGAAAACTTTTGTGGCAAGTGGAAACAAAATATTTATAAACACATTAAAGAGATTGTTTTAGTATGAGTGATATTCCAAAAGAAGCAAAAGACAAATTATTAAATAAAATTAAAAATACTTTAAACTCAAAAAATAATAAAAAATTCTTATTACTTTTTATAGCACAAGAAAAAAAAGGAACATCAATTGGATTTCTTTCTGGATTTAATGATATGGAAACACTTGGACATATTGAAAAAGCAAAGTTATTTACTTATGAAAGAATTGCAACTTGTGAGCATGATAGAACAAGTAATAAAAGATTAGTTGATGTTGAAGAAAAAGTAGTTGAAGGAAAATTATCTTATGTGAGTTGATTATGGAAAAAATTGCTATACTGACACCATGTTACAATGGAAAGCGAGATGAGAAAACAGAAGAATGTATTTTAAAATGTAAAAGTTATTTCAAAAATTTTGAGTTTTATAGTTTCACAACAGAAGAAGTTTATATTCATAGGGGAAGAACAACTTTGTTAAATGATTTAATTGAGAGAGATGCACTTGAACATTTCTCTTATGTTTTATGGTTAGACAGTGATGTTTATTTTGAACCAAAAGATTTATCAAAATTAATTGAATCTGTTTCTGGAAAAAATCTTGGTTGTGTTAGTGGAGTTTATTTTAATAGACATAGGAATCATCACCCAATGTATTGTTATGGTGATGGATATTATGGTTTAGAATGGGATAAACTTTCAAATATCCCAAATAAAATATTTGAAGTTGATGGACTTGGATTTGGATTTCTATTAATGAAAATTGGGTTAATTCATAGATATGTAAAAGAATATCCTTATCAAAAATGGTTTGATTCTAGTAATTGGTATCCAACAAGATTAGAAGAAAAAGCAATATTTACTATTGGTGAAGATGTTGACTTTTGTAAAAAACTTAGAAAACTTGGTTACAAAATTTGGGTTGATGGAACAATAAAATTATCTCATAAAGGAATTGTTTATGATGATTATGTTAAATGGAAAAAAGAAAACTTTTGGCACCCACATTGTGCGTCAAAGGTATTAAAGTATTAGGCGATGTTATGAGTATATGCAAACATAAATGGGAAAGATTACAAGACACAATTTGTTGTGAGCATTACAAGTGTGAACTTTGTGATGCAATAAAGAAAACTTCTATTTGTGATTTTCATACAAAGATTTCGCATACTTATATTGGGAAAGAATATTTTGTTAGTTCAAAGATTGGTAATTTTAAAGATGATATTCCTTTGAATAAACAATATATTAATGAACTTGAATTTGCTTTAAACGAATTTAATTTTAACAGGGATTCTAAATATCTTAGAACAGTTATTGAAATTGGTGCTGGAATTGGAAGATTAATTCCAATGTTTTTAAAAAATGGTTTTGATTATACTGGTCTTGAGTATAATGAATGGGCAGTAAGATATATGGAAAATGCTTATGATGTTAAAGTTATTAAAGAAGATTTTATGAAACTGAATTTAGATAAAAAATATAATTTGGTTGTTTGTATTCATACTCTTGAACATTTTAAAGATGCTGATGTTGCTTTTGAAAAACTTTGTAATCTTGTAACACCATATGGTTATTTGCTTATTGAAGTTCCACATAGAAAAGATTTGTATAATCCAGATCACTATTGGTTTTTTGATAAGGCTGTTCTTTATAATTGGGCTGACTTAAATGATTTTGAGGTTATTGGTTATTTACAAAAAAAGGTTATTGAGAGAGAAGATTATATTTATTGTTTAATGAAAAGGGGAAAGTAATAATGTATTTTATAGAAAAAAATAATAAAAGAGAAATAACAAAATGTTTTATTCTTTATGTTGATAAAGAATGTAGTCCTCAAGAAAAAGAAAAGGTATGTAATTTTAGTTGTGACTTTTGTTATTATCGTTTCTCTAATCAAAAATGGAAAACATTACAAGAAATGAAGAATGAAATTAATGAAATGATTTCTCGTGGTTCTAATCATATTCAAATTACTGGTGCTGAACCAACAATGCACAAAGACTTTTTTGAATTACTTGATTTTGTTAAATCTAAAAATGTTTTGTGTTCTGTTATTACAAATGGTTATTTGTTATCAGTTGAAAGTCTTGTTGAAAAACTTGTTGGCAAAGTTGATTATTTATTAATGTCTATTCATGGATATAAAAAGAAATGGAATAAAATTTCTCATGTGCCATTGTCTTGGGAAAAAACAGTTATGGCTTTGGGTAATTGTAGAAAGCATGGGATTGAAGTTCATTTTAATACAACATTAATTAAACAAAATTATAAGGACTTAGATAAAATTCTTTTGTTAGCAAAAGAGTTTAATGTAAAGAGATGTAATTTTATTTGTTTTAATCCTTTTTGTAGTTTTAAAACTGCAGCTGGACAAGAACAAGTTGATAAGTTAATGGTTAGTTATGATGATATGATGCCTTATCTTGAAGATGCATTTGATTTGTGTATGGCTAATAATATTGATTTTGCTATGAGGTATTTTCCTTTTTGTAAAGTTCCTGTTCATATGAGGAAATATGTATTTAATTATTCTAATTTACAATTTGATTTGAATGAGTGGAATTATGCTTATTGGTTTCCTAAAGAATTTGGATCTAGTTTAAGTATAATGGATAAAGTTATTCATGCTCGTGGTCTTGAAGGTTCTGGTGAACAGAAATTGTTACATGCGTTTGGAAGGTTTTATCCACCATTTAGAATTAATTTTAAAGAAGATGATGAGTGCAAGTTTTGTAATGATTACTTGATTTGTGATACTCCTCATGCTGAACAGAAACTTAAATTTACAAATCAAAAGTTTTGTAGAACTGGTTCGCCAGTTAAAAGAAATGCTAAATATTATGTCAATGGGGGTAATTGATATGTTTGAAGGAATAATAGGAATGTTTGGTTATATCAAACCAACTAATAGAGAAATACAATTAATAGATATTGTTGATAATGCTAGAATTGAAGGACACGATATTTTTATTGATTTCTTGAAAACCACTAAAAGACAAAAAATATATGTTAAAGGTGGAAAAAAAATAATTTATAAAACTAACTTGGAGGACTAAAAATGAATGTATGGAGTGAAGTAAGAGATATGGCAATTGTAGTTTTAATATTACAATACTTAATTGGATTGTATTATACTACAATAATATTTGTTGTCTTGTTCATTGTTTTAATTGTTGGATATAAAGCAAATAAAATTAAAGAAGAAGAATCAAAGAAAAAAGTAATAAAAACAACAATGGAATTATTTAACAAAATGGTTGAAAAAGATAATTCTACTAAAAAAGGAAAGGTGAAATAATTATGGGGGATGTAACTGACATTGGGCCTATGATTCAATTGGCTAAATTGAGAATGAAAGATAAAAAAGAATATGATAAACTATTAAATGAAATAGTATTTGTTACAAGGGACATGATAAAAATATCTACTTCTCTTGTTAAAGAACAAATGGAAAAAATGGAAAAAGAAGGTAAGTAAAAATGGTTGATGAAAGAAAGTCTGTTGCGATTTGTGTTTCCGCAAGTCATACTATTCCAGCAGCTTTCTTGAAACATTTCATGAATTTTTATTTATCTAATCAAGAGAAATATGATTTGTATTTTTTGTGTGAAGTAAATTATTTAATTGACTATGCAAGAAATACTATGGTTAAGAAACTTTTGGGTTGTGATAGGCAACCAGATTATTTTTTCTTTGTTGATGCTGATATGGTGTTTGCTCATAATACTTTAGATAGATTAATTGAGGAAGATAAAGATGTTATTACTGGTCTTTATTTTCAAAGGTTAAGACCACATTATCCTTTGGCTTGGAAATCTGATGGGAACAAATATTGTTGGCATACTGATTTTAAAGAAAATGTTGTTGAGGAAATTGATGCTTGTGGAGCTGGAGCTTTGTTAGTTAAGTCTGATGTTTTTAAGAAAATTGGTTCTCTTTGGTTTTATGATTTGATTGATGTTAATGGTTGTCCTGTTGGGGAAGATATTTATTTTTGTAAGAAGTTACAGGAGAATGGTTTTAGGATTTGGTTGCATGGTGGAACTATTATTTCTCACATCGGGGATTCTTCAATAAATATTACTGATTTTGTTTTGTGTAAAAATAGTCCGGAGTATATTCCGAGGAAAGAAACTGGTTTGCATAATGATTCTTTTGAAACAAAAGATATTTTCATGCAATAATTTTGATAATTTAAAACATTTTATTGTTTGGACTAGCCATAACAATACATAAACATTGTTCAAACACAACACATACATAATTTCATGTTTATACACATTGTTTTTATTAACAACAAAGCATTTGTGTTATGAAAAACAATATGTCACACAGTGTTTTTCATTAACAAAAATGTTGTCAGTTTTGTAAATCATTGTTTTTCAACATTTTCATCTTCAATCTGTTTTTTAGAAGTTGTGAAAGACAAAATCTTTTCCAAATAAGTAATCCTAGCATTAGACAAATTAATATAATTCTCCAACTCAACTTTCATTTTTGATAACTCATCTTCATGAATCTTTTGTTTAATGATAGCACGATCCAAAAACTCAGAAGTTCTATCCATATCATTTTTAGTAATAATATAAACTTCCATTCCAATCATGTTTTCTGGAACAGAAATCATTCCAGTATTATTGTAACGCTTAACAATTTTATTTAGAATCATCTAATTCCTCCTTAAGTTGAGTATTTAGTAATAATTTTTCTTCTACCTTTTTTGTTAAAACAATATCATCTTTTACAATATTCATTATTACTTTTTCTACTGGTTCTAAAACTTCAACATTACATTTTATTTTACTAGAAACATTTGTATCTAAAATATTAATCATATCTTTTGTTGTATATTTTATTAAATCAATTTTTTTATCTTTACTTAAATCTTCTATCTTCATAATTTTTGTCATACAATCACCTACTATTCAAAAACATTTGAACATACAAATTTGATGCAATCCTCATTCTACCACCAAAAGCATCATTATCAGAATCACTAGAATCAAATTTTAAATAATACCAATTACCAGGTTCCCATTCCCATGTTGCACTTGGAATTGTAATATCTAAATTAGATTCATCACCAGTGTAAGTATCAATTAATTGTTCTGAACCACCAGCTTTAGCAACATATAATTTTAATGTTCCTGGAGGAGTAAACTCACTTGTATTTTTTACTATACCATAAGCCAAATCATCAACTCTTTCATAATATGTTTTAACATCTAAAATTATTGATGACAAATCAGGACCTGTTGTTCTATTTGCATTATAACTTGCTGTACTCGCCATATATAATCTATAATAATATCCCCCATATGCTGCTCCATCTTCAACAAGTTTTATTGTAGTATCTCCTGCACTAGTTGTTCCACTTAAAGTTCCAATAGTTGTCCAAGAAGCACCATTTAAAGATCTTTGAATTGGAATACTAAATGAAGTTGTACTTGAAGTATATTGATTATTGAATGAAGCCATAACTACAATTTTGTCAATAGTTTTAGCACCAGCTGCTGAAGCAGCAGAAACTAATGTCATTGGATATGCCCAAGTTGCACTTGTATATCCAGCTAATACAGTTGCTTCACTAAATGTTCTATTTGATAATGCTGTAAATGTATTAAATGAATAACTGTTTAAAGCAGAAGCATTTGAACCAGTAAGAGCAGTAACTGTGCTTGTATTAGTTGGTGTAATATCTGTCATAGCAGTAGTTGATGTAAATCCACCAGTTGAAAAAGGTAAATATTGAGCTGAAAAATAATCACTATTATATGAACCCCAATCATATTCAAAAGCACCAATTAAAAATTGTTTTTGAGAATAATTAATTGGTAATTTTGTAACATAACCAGTCGTAAAATTACCACTATTATTTCTAACAAACTCAGAACTTTTGTATTCAGTAATTGCACTAATTCTATTACCTGTTGTAATTGAAGCATTATAAAAATAATTATTTGATGAACCAATTAATAAATTATGAGTACAATTAGAAGTTTGAGTAAAAGATAAATCTCTAACAACCTTATCTGTTGTGGTAAAAGCACCTTTATAATAAGCTAATCCGCTATTAAGAAATTGACTTGTTTGTGTAGTAAAATCAGGCGCAGAAGTAACAGATTTTGCATCAGCTCTATAATTTTCCATATTAAAATTTAATTTCAATCTATTAATTGCAACAGTTTCATCTGGCAAATAAAAATTTAGGTAACCTGCATTAGCAGAATCAATATTTTCAGAAAAATTCAAAGCATAAATATTAGTTGCACCTTGCATATAATTAGACAAAATAATACCTTTGTCAGCATCAGATTTAATATCATTTAACAAACTCAAAATATTATTACTACATTCTAATTCAACATAAGGCAAATCCATTTCAGGATAAACAAGTTTTCTACCAACAATTTGATAACTGCCACTCAAATTAGCATCAGAATCGGTAACAGTAACAATATCTCCAATATCAATATTTTCCATAACATACAAATAATCACTAGGATAAATAACAATTATTTCAGGTGGATCATAATTAGACCCAATTCCTTTTCTTTCTAATAAAATCTTTTCAGTTAAAATATCTAAAGTAGATTGGTCAATAATTTCTCTAACATCAATACTCATTTGTTTAACATCATTAGAATTTATTGAAGAACCATCACCAGTTGTTTGTGGAACATCAATAGTATATTGTGCATCATAAACTGGACTATTAATAGAATGAATATATGCTTTAGAAACATTACCATTAAAATCAACACTACGCCCAAGCGTATTTAATGTATTTCCTGTCTTACTAGCATAACTACATTTTTCACAACCAATCCAAACATTACCTGAAGCAGGTAAAGAACTAGCATCTTCAACAACACAACTTGTTGCAATTGCAGATAACTCGCTTGTCAATTTTGTTCTAGAACTTGTAGCATGAAAACATTCAGATTGTAATTGATTAATTCCATCTCCATAACCATTTAAAAAAAGAATATTTGCTAACTCACTATAAGCAACTGTTTTTTTAGAATCATCAATATTTTGATTAACTCCACCAATATGCAAAATAACTGTTGCAGATTTATCAGAACCACGATCTCTAATATTAATACTAGATGTTGATAAATCACTTGAATAAGATGCAAAACAATCAGTATTTGCAACGGTACCAATACCATAAAAAAAACTTGTCATCTTCTCATTTTCACCACGAACATTAACAACATCAGTAACCCCACTTAAACAAGTTCCTTTACTAATTCCAGTTGAATATAATCCTAATTGCCAACCAACAATTTCATCTGGTGTTTTAGCAGAATATTGTACTCTCATTTTTGAAGAACCAGTATCATATGTTCCTGCTAAACCAGCATAAAAATTATCTAATTTTCTTTCAACCCAACCAACACCACTAAGATGTGTGTATAAATCAGTTTCTTTAGTTGGTTCATCAATAAAGAATTTAGGACAAACATAATTACTATTATATTTTATTGAAAACCATTTACCATGTTGCACATGTGCATCTGAAGTAGAAACATCACAAAGTTTTACTTCAAAAAAAGGAACTTGATTTAATTTTTCTGTAATAGTATATGATAAAGAATTAGCATCATAACTAACACCATCACAATAAATTTCTAAATCATTAACCATAATTAAATCCTCTTAGTTCCCTTTGTCAAAGACAAAGTACACTTCAAATAAGAAGGCGAATTAACTCCCCCATAAGTAGAAACATTCTTTCTCCACTTTTGAGAAACTTGTGGTCTATCATCATAACCAAATGTAATAAAAACACAATCAAAAGAAACACCTTGATAAACAACAACAACAGGTGGAGCCTCTTTATGGAATTTATCAATCATATCTTCAGCAACAGCAATAGGAGAACTAGTACCATTAGAATATACATTAAAAACAATAATAATAGAATTACTAATATTCTTTAAATCTTTATATAATGTTTCTGGCATATTAGTCCCATTTTGTTGTGTCATTGGTTTATTAATAACAATTGGTTTATTAGTACATTTTCTCCCAAAACTAAGAGCATCAATATTATATGTAGTACTCCCAACCGTAATCGTAACTGGGTATGTCGCACTAGAATTTAAGCCCACGCCATATTCCTCCTCTTATAATTAATATGTAAATGTCTATTTATTTCTTCTGCTAATTCAGCAACATCATAATCACTACTTATTGAAGCATTAATATTTATTTCCGGAGCAAATACTTCTTGTCCAATCGAAAAATCGTTAAGTTTATTTAAAGGAATTATTGCTTCAGGCCCAGCTTCACCAACTAACCTTGTTTGTGGTCTAGTAGTAATTCCACCATTCGCAGTTGGCGGTATTAAATTACCATAACTATTATAATTTCTTTGTATTCCAATTGACCGAAGTACATTATTCATTATTGAATTTGGATCATTAAAAATAAAATCTTCAATAATATCTAAAAAATTTTTACCACTTGTTTTTTGTCTTTCACGATTAGATTCATAAATATCTGGGGCCATGCCCATACCTGCTAATGTAATAACAACTGGTAACAACCAAGGATAACCCAATGCAGCAGCTCCAATACCAATTGGTGCTAATAAAGCAGCTAATTCATCAAACATATCATTTTTTGGCATTTTAGATTGTATTTCCATTAATGTAACAGCGGCTGCAACAATAATTGCTTTTTTACCATTTTGAGTAATACCATAAGTAATTAATCCTGCACCAACTCCACCACCAATTGCTGTTTGTATAACTTGTAATAATTTCTCATCATTAAAACCTTCAAGTGTTTCAATACTATTTAATTGAATTATTGAATTTATAATTAAATAAGTTCCACCAACAACCATTAAACCTCTACCAATTTTACTATCAACAAAACCTTGTAGTGCATTCTTTAATCCACCAACGGTCCCATCTACTACAGCATTTATTGTCATATCTCCAGTCAATAAAGCTTGTGCAGTAGCAACAATTTTTGTCACACCTTTAATAACTAAATCTTTTGCACCAGAAGCAATTTCAATACCAAAAGTAAGTGCCTTACCAGTCATTGATCCAAGTTTAGTAAATATTCCTGTTAGTTCTTTAAACAAACCTGCAAGTCCACCAATACTTTGTAATGAAGAAACAAATAAAATTGCTTGTCCAAGTCCAGCTAAAACTGTACCTAATGCTTGTCCTAATATCATTGTAGTTCCAATAACCATTCTTTCTTCTTCACCAAGACCCATTAAATAATCAGCAATACCAAATATTGCTTCACCAAGAATATCCATTACAGGTAACATCATAACAGCATAAGTGGTATTTAGAATGTCACTAATTTGGTACAAATCAAAACCAGCCTTAGTCATCTTACTAAAAGCTTTTTCAATAGCCATTCCACCAAACATTATTCCAAGAGCTTCCATTTTAAATCGCTTCATTTCTCCATTAAGTTTTTGTTGAGTTGGAACAAGTTTAGTACGAATAGAATGTTCTTGTTTATTCGTAGCTTTATTTAATTTTACACTTGATGTTTGAGATTCAATAGAATAAGAATTTTGTTGTGCAACTACATCAGAAATTATTTTCATATCTTTTTCTACTTCTTTAACACCAGTACTTTTATAGTCAAAGATAATTGTTTGATATACTTCATCAACCAAGGATACCACCACTACTCTTAACAGAATTTAATAAATTAGAATCTCTATTATTTTGATTATTCACTTCAGCGATCTGAAGTATAATATATTCATATCTGCTTCTTGGCATACTCATTATTTCATCAAAACTAATTTTATTATGAACACTAAACAAAACCATGTTTTTTATTTCACTTGAAAAAGCATCATGAAACTCAAATTCAGAAAGAACTTGAGAATATTGAAAATCATTCATTATTCAAAACTACTCCTTCAATTTCACTATTTTCTTTTGGAGCTTTCATCCAACCACAAGCAATACTAACCCCAGAAATTATATCAAGAAATCTTGATTCAATAAGACTATCAACTACCTTTTCATCAATCCCCGGATAACTTCTAACGAATACTTTCTTCATAGTACTATGAACTAAGTCAACTGATTTTTGTGACACTGGATTTTCGCTTATAGTATTTTTATAAAATATAGAATAGAATTGTAACACTGTCAAAGACTCAGCATTAGTAATATCAATTTCAAATTCTTTATCATCTATCTTTATTTTCTTTACTCCTTTAATCACACTATTAAATAATTCTTCACTACTAATTTCACTCATTTCCATTTTTCATACACCCCTGTATTACATGTCTTTCGCAGTTCCACCAAGTGTTTGCACACCATTACTAGAATCGCTCCTCTTTATCTTTTCAATTTCTTTAACCAAGATATCCATTGATGCTCTTAGTTCGTCAATTTCATTGATTGCCCTTGAATAAAGATTTACAAAATCATCAAACTGTTTTGCTTTCTGATGATCTGAAAACATTTTTACCCAACGGCAATCTCCATAATTTTCAATGCAAGATTCATTCCAATCTGCAAATATCTTTTCTGGCATACCATTAACCGAAACATTCATTGTTTTTGGTTTCAATTCAATCTTTTCATCATTTCTTTTTTCCATTTATATCAATTCCTTTATGCAGTCCCTGTTAATACTTGTAGATAGAAATCTCTAGTTAAACAAGTCGCAGTATAATCTACTTCAAAGTGAGAATCTGGACCTGAAATTCTTACATCTCCAAGCTTTGTTATTCTCGCATTGTTCAATAAGATATTAATTTTTTTCTTATTTGTTGTAGTTAACTCATTATCCAATGTCAATAATATTGCTACATCTGGTCTTCCAGCACTTGTTAGAATTCCCGGTCTATATGTTTTTCCTGTTACTCCTGTTCCTGTTGCTGCAGTTCCAGTTCCATAGTAAAATGCTTCAAGAACTTCTACACTATGTAGAACTAATGTTCCTGATATTCCACCATTGTCAAATGGTTTGTCCTCTAATTCTGCATTTTGAAACCCACCTGAATCAACACCTAAGAAATCAACTTTGTCAGCTGCTCCTTCTGGAATTGCTACTGTTACATTTTTTGCATACGCTTGAACATTTTCATATGTATTTGTTGTTCCAGTTATTTCAGTTGATAGATCACTTGTTGCATCTGGCGCTGTAATTGCTGCAGCTATTTTTATTGCACTAATTTTTCCTGGCTTCCATAGATATGCCATATTTATCTTCCTCCCTTCATCTTACTTCTTAATTCAGATAAAAATTCATTTTCAAATTCTTTGTATCGTCTTGGAATACTATTTCTTTTTGTTTTCTTTATGAAATTTGTTGCATTTGTTCCTCTAATAAATATTGCAGTTGGTAAAGACCTAACTCCAACAGCTCGTTCCCAAGATCTAAACAAACCTTCTCTTCTCTTCCTAGATACTGGGTGAGGATATGTTCCTGTGTCAACATGAACGGCATAATCTGGCATTAATATTTGATATGCTAAAAAACCATTATTCCTAATACGAACATTAGATTTTAATCCATTTGTTCTTTGATGTTGGAAACTACTATCCATATTATTTTTTAAGTCTACTACAACATTGTTAACCATTTTTCTTGTTTTATTTGATATTATAACTGGAAAATTTTTACCCATACTTCTCATCATTTGTCGTGCTTCGTCAGCACCTCTTACTCTCACATTTATTATTGTTGACATGTTGCCACCTCAAATGTAAATGAAAATAATCTATGAAATATTTTTAATCCACTTCTTGTTTCCGGATTAACATTATCATTATTAATTTTAATATTATTTATTCCAACACTAGTTAAAAATGATTCATTGTCAAGTATTATTTGATGTATGTTTTCAGTTATATCATCTAAGTAATCATTTCTATCAGAATAAATTTCCATAGCAATTTGTGGCATATATTGTTTTGCACTATAATCCATTGTAAAATTTTCTTGACTAGGAACAACAATATTTGGGATTATTACGATAGGATAACTTTCAGCTAAATCTGCTTCTTCTGTTCCTTCAATAATCCATTTTGGTTGAGAACCATGAACCCAAAGTGTGCTTCTGTCTTTTGGATCAATTACATTATCTTTGATTAATTTAAAAAAAATAGTGAATGGTGTTGTGTAAAGTTTCCTATGGCTAACTTGAGTAAATATTCTTGCATTTCCAATCTTTGTTTTTTCAACCATAACTTTTCCGCCTACATGGCAATTATTGAGAACAGCGTGTCCTCATTATATTATTACTCGTTCAAATATAAAAACCTATTCAAAAAAAAGTAGTTTATAAAAATTACTAATTTGTACTAAATTAGTAGAAAAAGAATTTTTTTCCAACTCAGGCTACTGGAACTGCCAAAGCAGTGATTTCACCCAAGTTGGTGTAGTAACTATATATAGGTAATAAGTTATATTTAATACTATACTTTTTTAGCTAATACTTCATAATGACCAATTTCATGAATAACTTGGACAATTTTATAATATTTATCCCTATATTTTATTTGATTATAATTAGTTAAATAAGTAGAATTAGATTCATCTTCATCAAAAAAACAAATCAAATCTTCAGGCCTCAAAATACCTTCTCGAACTTCATCATCTTCAGCAGAAACAATCTGAACAACACCATTAATCATATGGTCTGTTCTTGTTTTTACAGTTTCATCTCCACGCTCATTTAATTCAGTATCTAATTCAGTAACATAAATTTTATAACCAACAGCATTATTTCCAATTTGACCAACAATACCAGATATATTAAACACAATACTCAGCCTTTTTCATTTTAACTAATTTAGAATTAATCTTAGATATTAAATTATTATAACTCGTCATATATGCTTTAGATGAAGATGAATCCCCTGTTACAGAAATCTTGTTTATTTTGAAAGACCTCATTTGTCCTGGATCCAATCTCATGTGTGCTAATGCAAGAACATAGTTTATGGCAGCTTTTCTTACATTCATATTAACTGTTGGGTACAATAATACTGGAGAATCACGATAAGTAATATACATTGATTCAATTGAACTTGGAGCATCATCTAAAATAAATTTTCCAAACCTGGCATCATCAATAGATGCAACACCATATTCTGTTCTTGTTCCATCTGCTTTTATAGTATAAACAAAAATATCATCTTCATCAATTATGCCATCATCATTATAGTCGGCTAAATAAACATTTCTTGTATAAAATGTTTTATTAGAACCATCAATCTTATTTTCTTTACTGTTTGAAATAAAAGACACTTGTTCATCTCTATGTTCAATTAAAATATCTTGATTAATTTGTGCTGTTGCGAATTTAATTAAATCAAATATTATTGAATCTATAACAGATGAATCTGTAATCTTTGAAGAAAAAGTTCTAATATCATCAACAGTACAATACCCAAAAAACTTTCCACCTTGTACTGGATTTGAATAAGAACTATATACTTCAGATAAAGTATAATAAAACCTAATTTTGTACCATTGATTAGTTGAACCTGCATTATCAAAATAACTATTATCTTCAATATTCTGTGATCTAATTAAAACATAATCCCCTGTTTTTGAAGAAGCCCTATGTACTTCAGTAACATCATATGGAACTTCACTTAAATCTGGTATTGCCCATTTTAATATATTTCCCATTTAAATCATTCTCCCAATGAATATAGGTTCATATTACTAATTACATTTTTAGAGTTTAAATAATTATGTATTTTTGGTATTGTTTGGAATGGAATTATAATTGCATTTATATAAAACGATTTTTTAATAATTCTTATCAATCTAGCATTACCAACAAATGTTTTTTCTCTTACATTAACAAGTATGCTATCAACACTAAATGTTTTTTCACTAATTAATTTTAGTAAAGCATCAACAATAAATGTTTTTGTTTTTTCTTTTTCAATACTTCCATCAATAGTAAATGTTTTTGTAGCAGTTTTTCTTAACATTCCATCTGCAATAAATTCTTTTGTTTGTGTTGTTCTAATTAAAGAATCTATATAAAATGTTTTTTTAGTTTCTTTTTGTAACATTGCATCTATAATAAATTCTTTTGTAAAAACATCTAATATATTTATATCAATAGTAAATATTTTTGTATTATTTTTCTTTTGTAATTCAGAATCTATTGTGAATTCTTTTGTATTATTTTGTTTTTGGATTAGAGCATCTGTTTTAAATGTTTTTGTAAATGTATTTAATAAATTTGCATCAACTATAAACTCTTTTTCTAATGTTCCTTTAAGTATAGTATGAGAAATAAATTCTTTTGTTTGTTCTTTTAGAATTATTCCATTTACAATGAATGTTTTTATAAAAGTAGTGTTAATTAATCCGTCTATATTAAATTCTTTTGTATTATTATTTTTCTTTAATAAAGCATCTATTGAAAATATTTTTGTTTGTGTTCCTTTTAACCTTGCATTAGTTGTAAATGTTTTTATAAATTCATCGCTTATCATTCCACTTATAATAAATGTTTTTGGAACTCCAAAATCTTTTAATATTGCATTTACAACAAATACATTTTCTCCTTCAGCAGTAAGCAAAGCATCAATAGTAAAAGTTTTAACACTTGTATCTAACAGATTACTGTCAACTATAAAAGTTTTTGTATTTTTGTTTACAAGCACAGAATCTATAGAAAATGTTTTTGTGAATGTATCTTGCAAATTTGCATTTATAGTAAATTCTTTTAAAACTTTGTTTAATAAAATAGAATCTGTAATAAATGTTTTAGTAAATACTTTTAATAGATTTACATCTATTGTGAATGTTTTTAATTGTTCTTTTAATAATGTTCCATCTATAATAAATGTTTTATTAATTCTACTTACTAATACAGAATCTACAACAAATGTTTTTGTTGATGTATCTTGTAAAAAAGCATTTATATTAAATGTCTTTGTATAAGTATCTTGTAAAAAAACATCTGTCGTGAATGTCTTTGTTAATGTTTTTAGTAAGAAAGCATCTGTTGTAAAAGTTTTTGTTTCAGTAATATAACTTTCAACAAGTATTGAATCTATAATTAATGTTTTTGTGAAAGTGTCTTGTAAGAACGCATCTCCAATAAATGTTTTTGTTTCTCTATTAATCAAAATTGAATCAATAGTAAATGTTTTAGTATTATGATTAACTAATATTGAATCAACACTAAATTCTTTTAATAATCTATTTATTAATATTACATCAGAAGTAAAAGTTTTTGTTTGTTCTTTTTCTAAATTTGTGTCTATTGTAAAAATCTTGGTAAAAGTATCTTGAAGTATTCCATCAACAATGACTGTTTTTGTAGGTCTATTTACTAAAATCGAATCTAAAGTAAGTTCTTTTGTTGAAGTTTTTTCTAATATTGCATTAACAACAAATTGGTTATCATATGCTTTTTGTAATAAACCATCTATTGTGAATGTTTTTATAAGAGTCTTTCTTAAATAAGCGTCAACAGTGAATGTTTTGGTAATAAGTGCTTTAACTGTAAAAGTTCCATCACTAGTAAAAGTGTGAACAGTATTAGCTCCATCAGTGGTTATATTACCACCAGTTACGGTATAATCAGAATAATCTGCTGTAACATAACTAATAATTACTATTCCACTTCCACCAGCTCCAGAAGTTGGACCTCCGCCACCACCTCCACCACCAGTATTAGCAGTTCCTGCAGTTCCGTTAGTGCCATCGTTTCCACCAGCTCCACCGCCACCGTTACCACCAGCTCCACCATCATCTCCACCGATACCACCAGCTCCACCGCCTCCACCACCAGAGTAATAAACAGAAGAACCTGAAATAGTATTTGCTGTACCTACTCCACCAGCTCCGGCAATAGTACCATTACCTGCAGTTCCTACAGCACTAGCACCTCCACCACCTCCACCATTTCGTGGACTTGAAGAATTATAACCAACACCACCTGTACTTCCTTGGCTTGGATTTGTAGATGGAGTGTTTCCTGCACCAGCAGTATAACCAGATGTATAACCTGCTCCTCCACCACCAGAACCACCAGTTCGACCACCAGAGCCAACAGCATACCCACCACCACCTCCACCAGTAGAAGTAATTGTTTCAAAAACAGAATCTTCACCATCATTTCCAGAGCTAACACTAGTAGTGCTAGCACCACCAGCTCCAACAGTAACAGTTTTTGCTCCAGTAGTAATTATTAAAGCAGAATTAGTTCTATAACCACCTGCTCCCCCACCACCATTACCATTATTAGTGTCATAAGAACCACCACTAGCCCCACCAGCAACAACAAGTACTTTAACTGTAAGAGTCTTTCTTAAATAAGCGTCAACAGTGAATGTTTTTGTAAGTCTATTCACTAAAATACTATCTGAAGTAAATGTTTTGGTTTTTGTATTTGTAAAAGGATAAGCAAGACCATCCCCACTATTATACAATGCAGTAACTTCTGCCTGTGTTAAAGCAGAACTAAAAAAACCAAGTTCGTCTATACTACCAGTAAAACGATTTGAACCATCCCAACCAACAAACTTATTTGTAGTGCCTAAATTTAATCCACTTTGAGCAGTGTTAGTAATTGCTTTTTGAACTCCATTAATATAAATTTGCACAAGTGAACCATTATAAGTCCAAACAACATGCACCCACTCATCATAAGGAAAATCTGAAGCACCAGTAACAGCAGTGGTTGAACCCCAAATACCTAAACCAACTGTTTGATTTGAAATCACTGGACCAATAACTTGCTTAGTAGTATTGTTCCCAAACCAACCCATTCTTCCAGCATTAACACCATCGGCTACTTTAAACCAACCACCAATACTCCAATCCCCGCTTCCAGCAACTGGATTAGCAGTTAATGTTGTTTGTGAAGTACTTCCATTATAAGAAAAAGCATCATTAATTATGCCAGTAGAACCATAAGTAACATTTGAATTTGTCCCGTCATTAGAACCAAATTGGTCTATTAAATTTCCACTTGCTTCATCAAAATTATAATAAGCTACTAAATTATCTATCAATGCCATTTTAAATCACCTATGCTGGTACAGCAAATGCAAGACTTACCACTCCTCAATTTTTCTCTATTAGAAGACAAAACAGTATTAGTATCAAAAATAAGTTTTTGTCGGTACTTCCAACCACTCAACCAAGCCATGATTTATTACCTCTCTTCAGGTCGTAAAACAGGTTCTGAATACATTGCTTTTGAATTATCCCATTTACCAGAAGTTTCAATTTTTCCATCAGGATAAACATAAGTTATTTCTTGAATATTCTTTCCATCAACAGTTTTTTGCCAACCAATCATAAAAACATAAGTTGATTTTGCTGGATTGTTTAAGTCTTGTTGAACTCGGTAACGCATAATAAGTCGTTTGTTACCATTTATTTCTTGTGTAAAAATTAGTTTATCTTCTAAATATACTTCAATAGCTTCTAGGTCAGACCTATCTAAGTCAGTATATTTATCTTTATTCTTGCTCGAATGTTCTTTCTTTTTTTTATCCTTGTATTTTGCTTTCCAAATAATATTAAAGTCCATTGTATTAGACCTCCTTTAATTAATTATATCTCGTCATACTGGTAAGTAAATGTTTCGTTTGCTAAATCTCCTGGACTAGCTGTTGTTCCTACTGCCATTTGTAAAACAATATAATTTGTTGTTTCACCAATTGCATCAATTACACTTCCTGCTTCCGAAGTTGTTATTGATTTAGGACTTCCACTAGTAAATGAAAATGCATCTGTTACTGCTGTTATATCTGTGTGGTCTGTCATTACATCCCCAGTTGTTCCGATTGTTCCTGTTGCTACATCATATCCTGTGTCTGCTGTACTGCTTTTTACTGGTAATTCATCACCAATATTTGTAACAATACCTGTTCCAAAAGCTCCACCATCAGTGTAAAACTTTACATTGTCAACTTGTGTATCTGGTGCTGTTGCACAATACAGATAAATTTGTTTCCAAAAACTATAATTTGTTCCTGCTGCTGGAATTGGTATAGGACTGTTTGTATCAATAGTAGCATCGTCTGCTGTTTTGAACCTTACATTTGGTGGTCCAAGACCATCTGTGTTCTGTTCTGTTCCTGGAGTATTATCTGTTCCTCCAAAATCATAATTTACATTGAATACTGCTGCCATTTATATCACCCATAATTATATGTTGATTTTTCAACTTTAAAAAGGTTTTTGTTAAAATAAGAAAAAAGAGTTTAGAATTCCTCTAAACTCTAGTTTTACTACACCAACAAATTATTTTATTTTAACTTCGCTTGTGAAATAATCTAATAAATCAAAAGCACTTTTTGATATTATTATGGCTAATCCAGCTTCAATATATCCACCTGTAACCAAATATCCTGATGCTCCTAACCCAAGAGCAATTATTGTTTTTATAAATTCTTTGTTTCCTTTTAAGAATTTAATTGGGTCCCATCCTTTCAAACTAAATCTTTTACTTATCATTTTATTGCCTCCAATATAAAATATATTAAAAAACAAATTATCCCACCAAGAACAAATATTGTTTTCCAATACCATTTATAAAAATAAATATACATAATCGAATCCCAATCACCACAGGCCTATTGTTTTTGTTGTAACTAATAAACTAAAAATTATACTAGCACCAAATGCTATCCAACTAAATTTCATTATGTTTCCTTTATTGTTTAAAGCTATTTGATTGACTTTATCAAATTTAATATCATTACTTTTTTCTGTTATTTTACATTGTTTTTGAAAATCTTCATATACTTTAGTAAATCGTTTTTCATTTTCAATTAATTTTAGTTCATGTCTTTTTATAGTTCCATTCATTGTTTCAAAATGTTGGTCAGTTGAACCCATGAAATACAAAATTTTATCTAATTTTTTACTATCATCCATTTTCATCAGTTCTCACAGTTTCTATTATTTATATAATTTATGTATTGTTTTGAAATAAGGTCTAATTGTTTTTCAAGTTGTAATATTCTATTTTTACAAGTAATTAATTCTGTTCTACATTTATTTTCATGTTCGTTTTTATGACACAATTTTGTCAATAAAAAACATGGTGTCGCACATGTTTTTTTTAACTTTGAAACAATTTTGTTTAAAAAAAAGTGGGTTTCATGATAATATAAATATTGAATGTTGTTTTGTTTACAAAAATGCTTTGATAAGGATAGACCAAATTGTTTTTGTTTTAATTTTACACCCACATAAATCACTTTAAACCCATTATATTTCATCATAAAAAAATGTTATTGATTGAGAACCAATGTCCCCGGGAGTTGTAACTGTACTTGGAACTTCAAGTTGAATTACTAAGAAATCTGTTTTCTCACCACTCGTATCAATTGGATTTGTTGGAGTAATATTGATTGCCTCGCCCTCAGAATCCCAACTTGTCAAGATTGTTGTAGCAATATTTGAAACAGTATTAATTGGAGTTACCCCAGTATCAGTTTCTCCTGCTGTCAAACCAATATTGCTATCACTTAATGATCCAGAACTATGCCATGCCTTAATATTGTCTATTAAAGTAAATGTTCCAGTGAATTCAAGTCTTAACCATTTTTCATAAGAATAATTTGTGCCTGAATCAGGCACACTAATAGTATTTGTTTGATAACTTGTTTCAGTAGAATCGTATGCATCTGTGCTTAATAAATTAAAATTAGTTGCATCGCCAGAATTTTCTGTTCCTGCATCTGTGCTAGTACAAACTTTCAAGTTACATATCGCAGCCATAATATACTACCTATTTAATTTTATGTATATCCTACTATAAAAATATGTTGATTTATTCTAAAAACTAACATTTAATCCTTGATTTTATAATAGTGCTCGATAATTTAGATTTAATAACTTCGCTTTTTAAACAACCTTTAATACAATCTTCATCAGCCATGATAAGACTATAAATCTTCTAGTATTTTAATTTTGCCTAATTTTGAAGTTCTTATCTTGCCTGAACTAAAAGTTATTTGTAATTCAGCATCATAAATTCCTGCTGTAGAAAAATCTCCATCAACAACATCATATTTACATAACCCAGATGTAGCATTAACAATAGTACATTCACCACCGCTACCCATCAAAGAATCACCAGTAACAGTATTCTTCATTTTAAACAAAATAGTTGAATCAGTTAAATCATAAGCATTATTTTTTTCGTTAGTTAACACAAAATTTATTGGAAATTGAGTATCATTTCTAACAAATTTATCCATATATAATCACAATTTTAATTCTTAATTAATATTAATCAATACACAAAGGGGGTTTGGGTCCCCCTTTGTCTAATTAATTAATTTTATGCATCAGTAACATCGATGAACACGATTGCATCTGGGTGTACTACTCCAATACCATATGCCAGTTCAAGGATTATGTCCTTTGACAACTGTCTTTTATAGTCATCAACACTTATGTTTGGCGAAATTGCATCTGCATAAGCATATGCTGCTTTTGGTTTGCACATAATACATCTGTGTCCTGTTGCACCTGGAGCTGAACCACCATCTAATGCTGTTCCACCAGAAGTGAACTTTACAACATTGTCTGTACTAATGATTTTGATTCCAAGGTATCTTCCTATTTCTCCTTCCATTACTATTTCATTATCACCGTATGTTGCGGCATTAATGAATTGGTCGTCTTTTAGGAAAACATTTTCTTGTTCAGGGGCTATGAATAAAACGAATGGATCTTCCTTTACGTTTTTCCACGGATTCTTTTCAGCACTTGAAATTGCTTCTACTGCTGGTGATGCTGGTGTCCAATACTTGCATGTAGATGTTACAAGTTTTGTTTTAGCATCTGCAACAATTTCTGTTGTTATTTTATCTAATGCTGCTAGTTCAGATTCTGCTTTTGCATCTCCACCATAAATTGTTTGAGCTCCTCTTGCAGTTGAAGTTGAAGCTGTTGCTGTTGCTACTGCATAGGCAACATCTTGATCTACCATATCTCCTGCATGATAAATTAAGTCATCTTTTGCTGCTTTCAACAAGTCAATTGCATTTGTTTGAATTGCCCAATTTGAAATTGTTACTCCTGCATTTTTTGGAGTTGGTGTGATTTGTAACCCGTCTAAGTTATTAAGCTTAGTGAAAGTTACATCTGCTCCTTCAGATGCGCTATCTGCCCAGTCACCTGTTGTTAATCCAGTTCTTACTGACTTTAAGTAACTTGTTCTAAAAGGAATAATAACATCTTTGTTTCCCTTAGCAACTTTTGTTTGATATGCGAACTGTTTGAAAAAGTGTGCCTTTTGAGCTGCATCACTAATTTCTTTTAACCAATTTGTTGGTTCTAAATTATATGCTGTTCTGGAAGTACCTGCAACATCAGTTGTAGTTGTATCTCCAGAGGTTAATTCTCTTACCGTTTGAAGTGACATGTCAATACCTCCTACATCCTCTTCAAGAAACCCATCATTTGTTCATCAGCACTTTGGTTCTGTTTCATTTCTGCAACATTTCCTGTTGATGTAACTCTTTCTGGAGTTTCTAATTTTATTACTAGCTCTTTCATTTCTTGAGCCATTGTTTTTACAACTGCTTTCAGTTCTTCCATTTCAGAAGCTTCTGTTTCTTTAGCTTTCATTTCAGCATCAGGAACTTTATCTTCTTTCTTGTCTTCAACTGGAGCATCTACTTTTGGTTCTTCAGGTACTTTCTTTTTCTTAAAAGCATTGAATACTTCCTCTAATGATGCACTTGAATTTTCTTTTACAAATTCGTTGTGGAAATTCGTAAATTCCTCTAATTCGGATAACTTAGCATCTTCACTAGATTTAGTGGGTTGTGCTTCGTTACCTTCATCAGTTTCTTTTTCTTCTTCTTCATTACCCATAGATTTCACCTCACTATTTTTATTTTTATCTTTAGGTTCAATAACTGTAATATTAAATTTTTTTGCAGCAGTAAATATCTTATTTTTTGCTGTTGCTTTTTCTTCCGGAGTTAATCCTTCAACTTGATTAAAACGAGCAAGAGCATTTCTAACATGGGATGCATCAAATATTGGTAGCTTTGAAGCACTTGGTGGATCTCTTGGAACTGCATAAAATTCTGATACACTCATTCCAAGTTCTTTTCTTTTTGTTTCCATATCTGTTACTTGCGCATTCCCATATTCATCATCTAAAAAGAATACTGGTCTAGTTCCATCTGAATTATTTATAAAAGCTTTTTTTATTGCTGGATTAATTACTACTGAAAAATTGTTAAATGTAAAGTTTTTCATTGATTTATCTTTCATCTCACCAGTAACTTTTGGAGATATTCCTGTTTTAGGTTTTCCATATTTTAATTTAACTGCTGATATTGGATCATAAACAAACATATCACCATATACAAATCCTGTTGGTTCATCTAATCTCCTATTTTTTATTTCCCCAATCCATTCACCAAACTTTTGGTCTTGGTGATCTAAAATTAAATTTGAGTTATATCTATCTTCCCAGTTTGTTTGATTGTATGCTTTGATTATTTCTTCTTTGCTATAATAACAATCGTTCCAAACTCCGGGAGCCATTAAGACTTTATCCTTTTCTATATAAGGAATATCAGCTTTGCTATCAACCACATTTAATAGTTCTTGGAATAGTGGCGAATTTGCAATATTTTCTTCTGTGAGCGTGTAAATCTCTTTGTTCATATTAATTAGTAGTTTTTACAAATATTTAAATGTATGTCATCTTTTGTTCTTTTTGTAACTGAAAAATAGAAAATGAGGATATTTTTAACTCTTTTGATATTTTACAAATTGATTTACCTTTCTCAGATGAGTTAATTATTTTTATTTGATTTTCAACGCTCATCATTTTTTATCACTTTGAATTCAGTTCCATTATAATCTCTAATTATACTTCCAATTGAATTAAGTGATTTAGAAAATAACTTAGTTGCCTTTTCAAAATCTTTATTTTCAACAACTACAAATGGATTTAATCTAAATTTTGTTGAAAAGAAAACTGTTTTAAGATACTTTTTTCTTTCAGATGAATTCATATTTGATATATCTTCATTCAAATAAAAAATATCAGTTGTATATAATATTTGTTTGAAATCTTTTTGTAACATTATTCTTTCATCTTTTTCAGTAAATAAATATCCTTCTAAAACAAAATCTCTTGGATCAGAACAAATATCTCTTTTTATTTTTGAATTAAAAAAAACAGATTCTCCTTTTGAATTAACAATATATAATACATTATTGCTTTTGTTTATGATTACTCTTTCACCATCTGGTAATTTTTCAATAATATTTTTTTTAAATTCTTTATCAATTATAGCTGGTTTTAAAGCATAATTAGATTTATTGACTTTCTTTTTCAATATCAAATCATATTCATCTAAAGAACCCACTATTGCATCTAAGCTTTCAACTGTGCTTTCAGATTCTTTTCCAGTATAAATCATTTCTGAAAGCTTTTTTATTTCAGAATTCACAATTATTTCATTATCAGCTTTTCTTAATTGGTCAATATCTTCGCATTCAATTTTATAATTTGTAACAAGCAATTCGTATTTTGCTTTCATTCCTGTCCTAAATGTTCTTGGAACAGGAGTTGTCATTACATACCAACCATTACCTTCAAACAATTTTCTAATCCATTCTAAATTATTTAATGACACCATGAACTTTGCTTCACAATTAGTTAAGTATCCAACAAAGTCTTTTACTTCTTGTTCTCCCCAGAGTTTTGTTTTCTTTGATTCTGGTCCAGGCCATTCATCAGGATATGGTGGGTCTAAATAAAAGAAAGCATCTTTGTTATCATATTTTTTTAAAACTTCTAAATAATCTGAATTGTAAATGTGAGTGTCTTTTAATCGTTCTTTTAATGCTGGAATTCTTTCCATAAAATGAGTGTTAATATTTTTGTAGCCAAATGAAGATCTGTTTCCACCATAACTTGCTTTTATTAAATACATATATCTATAAAATTTTTGTATGTCTTCTTTACCATCAAAATTTTGTTGTTTTAAATTATAAAAATATTCTTTATCAGCTTCCCATTTCATTGACTTTAATTTTTGTATATCTTCTTCTGAACAATCTCTAACGAACTTATAAGCTCCTGCAATATCTGGATCTAAATCATTTACAACTTCTACTTGAGATTTTTCTTTATTAAAATAACAAGCTAATCCACCTGCAAATGGTTCAACATATGTATTATGTTGTGGAAACCATGAAGCAAATCTTTTTGCAACTCTATATTTTCCCCCTGGGCTTGGGAATACTTGTTGCATTAGTTCTTCTATTACTTCTTCGTTATCTGCTTCTGTCCATTCCATATCTTGTAAAATAAATTCTGCATTATTTTTTTCTTTAAATGCTTTTATCTTTTTAAAAATTCCTGTTATTAGTTCATAATTATCTTCTTGTCCTTGGGCTTTTGCAATTTCTTTTGCCTTAGTCCAAATTTGTTCATCTTCTTTTGTCATTTTGCCTGGCATAATAATCAATCCGGTAAATTCTCCATTTTTCTAATGTAAGCATCAAGTGAATCTGTTGGTTTCAATAATCCTGCTTTTGCATACTCAACAATTCTTCTAGCCTTGCTATCAAGTTCTTCTAAAGAAACTTCTCCCCATACAAGTCTTGGAACATCAGGCCAACCATATTGTTCTGCTAGAACTCTTAGTTGTTTTGCTTCAATTGTTCTTGTTGTTCTTTTTATTATATCTTTTAAAGAAAGTTTCATAATGTATTCTTGTCTTGCAAGAGTACTTCTATTTGTGGCTTCTCCACTTCCACTTGCAAATGCTTGTGGAACTCCTAATCCTGTTATTTGTTCCTTCTCAAAATAATCTAAGTGTTGTGAAAGTTTTTCTGGATTTCTTGATTCAATTAAATCTAGTTTTACATAATGTGGAAATGCAAAACTTGATCTTGAATCAACATTTGTTATTTCATTTAAAACTTCAATTACTTGTTGTCCTGTTGGTTCATGTAATGAATCTCCAATACTAGCAGTAATAATTGGATATCCTAATCGTCTTGCTGCATTTGCATATCCTTGTTCAATATTTAGTTTTCGATTTCCTGCATTATAAATTGGTTCTACTAAACCAAGTCCATCTAATCCATCTCCAATCGTATATAATTTAAAATGTGTTATTCTTGATGGTGGTAAAAATAATTTTCCTGAAATATCTATTCCTTCTGGAACTTCAAATTTTTGTTCAATATTTATTTGTAAAGGAAGTGTTTGAGCATATCCAATTGGATTTGTGTTTGCATCTAAAACAGCTTTGCCTCCATTATCTCTTGCATAATCCATTGTTATTGGATTGATAACATCTAAATCAACGATTTTTGTTTTTGCTTTATTATAAATATTTTCTTGCCAAGCATTACCAATTACTAATTCGTGTTTGAATGTTTCTGCTAACAATAAATCTTTATCTGTTTCTGAACCATAACTTCCAATTTTATCATAAAATTCTGTTACACCATTTACTGATTCTTCACTTCCTTCAAAGTGATAACCTGCTGCCATAATTATTTGGACATACTTGTTTATTGAATTAAAAACAATTGGATCACTTAGATAGGATTGCATTAATTCTTCTTTTGGAATTCTTACAATTTCACTTTCAACTTTTTTAGATTTTTGGTCACCGCTAATTGTTTTTGCTGGGTCTTTATTTTCTCTTGTTTGATTTGACGAAAAATTACTTTTCCCAAATAGTACTTGCGATATGGTTTGCATTTTTAACTCCTCCGAGTTTTATTTAATAGAATTGGGAATTCATAAAACACAAAATACCATATTAATCCAAATGCAATAGTTAATTCAATTGCTAGTGGCGTTTTCAAAAAAACAACTGTTATAAAATTTATTAAGGCTCCATGAATTATTAGTTCGATTGTAATCTTTAGTACATTTCCTATTTCAACTAAATTAGTTATTGGTTTAAATAATTGTTTTACTTTTTCAAGAAAACTTTTATTTATTTTTTGTGCCATATCCATATTTTATCCTCTTTCCAATATTTAATCCTTTCCTATAAACCTGGTACTTTTACCACTTTATTAGGAATAATCTCATGTTTTATTATTTTTTCTTCATCTTTTCTTTTATAAAAATTATCTTGTCCTATTTTTCTTTCTGCTGAAAAAATAAGTTTTTGGTTTGATTTTATCATTGAGTTAATTGTTTTTAGTGCCAAAGCAAGTGACATTACACAATCATCATGCTTTGTTGTTGATACAATATTTTGGGCTCCAAGTTTGGTTTGTCCAATTTGCATTCCTCTAAGTTCTCTTAATAATTCATCAACAACTTTCCTTGTTGATGGGTCTTTGTATGGGATTACAAGCCTGTCACCATCAATTATTTTTGCTAAGTTCAATAACATTGATTGTCTATTTGTGGAACCAAAGTCTTGTTCATCAATATTTAATCCTAAAGCTCTTAAGTCAGAACCAACAAGAACTCCACCAGTTGATTTATCGATTACTAATCTTGTTGCACCAAGAGTATTATAGATTTGAACAACTTCGTTTATATCAACAGATTTTCTTCTAATTATTTTATTTATAATTATTGGGTTTTGTATTGTTCTTTCCGAAGTTATTTTCCCAAGGCGTTGTATTATTGTGTGTGGTTCTTCTGACAAAGTTACTGCAATTAAAACTGTGAAGTCTGCGTTTGCAGATTTTGAGAAAGCAACATCCATTCCAATTAAAGTTATTCCAATTTTGGTTTCAAAAGAAAAATCAAGTTCATGGTCTACTGCTTGTGCAAGTTTGTCTTTGTCATAAACAGAACCTCCTGCTGCAACTGGATCACACATGTATTCTCTTGCGAATAACATTGGTGACATCATTGACTGTATTTTTTTTAATTCTTCTAGTGAATATCTTTCAGGCCAGAGTGGTGCTATCCAATTTCCAAGTGAATCTGTTTTTATACAGGCATAATGTATGTGTTTCCAGTCCCCAACTGTCGTTGCATTCTTTTCTATTTTATCAAATAAGTCTCCTTCAAATGCTGGAGTGCCGACAATAAAGTGTTTGCATCTATTTGTTTGTCCTGCAGGGAAAAACACACTCCAAAAGATTTCTTCTTTATCATCATTAGTAACACTGTTGTCTTCGATTCTAAGAATATCATCGTAGATGATGTATTGTGGTTGGATTCCTCTTGCCGAATCATTAAATGGTTTTATGTATAAGTGGTTTCCATTAGAGGTTTCTATCTCAAATTTGTTCCAAGAGAATTCTTGGTTTTCTGGTACGAGATGTTTTAGTAATGGGTTTGTTACAATCATTATTTTTATTTCATTCAAAACTTTTTTGGACTGTTGTATGCTGGAAGCTGTTAAACAGATTTCAACACCCCTTTCTTTCCATAAAAGCCATGTTGCATATCCCTTGGATATCATTGTGGTTTTTGCGTGTCCTCTTGGAACTTCGATTAACACATATCTGTTCCTCATTGCTGTGTCAACCATCTCTTTGTGGAAGCCACTTGGCTTGTAACCTAAAACATTTCCAATAAAAAAAGATGGGTCTGAACAATTAGATAAGAATTCGATGTTATTCACTTTTTTTCCTAGATCAATATTTTCGTTAACCAATGTCAAACACCTTGGCTCTACTGAATTCTTTTGAGAACTTCCATTTCTTGAACAAATCAATCATTTCTCCAGTAGGTTCTTCAAAAACAATTTTGCCATCACTGTTCATTGTTGCCTTGCTAGTTTCAAGCCAACTAATTTTGACCTTTTCCATCTGTTCCATTAAGTCCGAAGTTGTAACAATATTGTTCTGGATATTCATCATTGTATTGTGAACTGATGATTGTAGTTGTCCTTGCTTTTTTAGTGCCAATTCTACTTGGGCCCTAAGTTCTTTTATAACTTCGAGTTGTGTATTGATTGCGCCTTGCCCCTTTGCTGTTTCCAAAAGCTCTTTTGTGTAAGCCATGATGTCATTGAATTCTATTTTCATGCGCTCAGTAGATTCGAGAGCATAATCTGCTAGGTATTCTGCCCTGTCGGATTCGATTATTGTTTCCACAACCTTTCTTTTGAAATTCGTGATTGAGTTCATGTCCTTGGCTATGCCCATCTTGGCTAATTCCCTTTGAGTTTCTGCTATCCCCTTGCCCTTGGAGAAGATTAGGTCGAACATTTCTTTTTCTCCAGGCCTTTCTATTTGATATTTCTCAACATTCATTTCCCAACGCCACCCAATAGATTCCTTAAAAGTTCCTCAACCAAACCAGATAATGATTTCCCACGATCCACACAATAATGTTTCACTTGCCGAACCAAATCCGGATCCAATGTAATATCAACTCTCTTCCTAACCATAACAACACTAATACACATAACTATTTAAAAACCTTATGTGAAATGTTAGACAGTGACTATACTCCTTTTTGTCATTTTGTTCCGTGAATGAGTTAATAATAACATATATTTATATATGTATTGTATCATATATTATACATTATATTGTTTATATTTTATTGTTGTAAAAATAAAACATATGTTTATATATGTTTCATTGTATGATATTATTGTATATATGTTGTAAAATAATATAATAAAATTATGTTATTGTAATCAATATAATAAATATGTTGAAAAACAAAATAAAATATTTTCGGTCATGAATAGATCATGATTAAAATATTGAATTATATTGTTTTTGTATTATTATATAATAAAATATATTGTATTATAAAATAAGTTTTTACGATATATTATTTTATTGCATATATATTAATTAAAATAAAATGATGTGATTAAATGAATTATGAAATATTCAAAAAATCAAATGATAATTCAAACAAAACAAAAAAATCGTATATTGTAATTGATGCAATAAATGATGTTGAATTGTATGAATTATTCCAAAACGTCAATGTAAAATTTAATGCACAAAAAATGTGTAAAACAATTTTACACGATGAATTAATAAAAATAAAAATGTGATATCATTGAAAAATGATATTACATTAAAACAAATTGAAACAATATTTAAAAATAAAAATATTGTTTTTAAAATGAAAAATGAATTATTAATATTTGTACGGAATTAATTTTTTTGTACAAATATTATTTTTTTTTAATCTTAAATTTAAATGGGGGAATTTTAAATGCAATTAAATGTTTTTTTAAATAATATTGAAACAGAAAAATCTAATTTAAGAAAATTTAATCATTTGTTTTATGTCAAAAAACAAAAATACTTTAAAGAAAAAATATTTATGGAAACTTCTGTTAAAAATGTCTTAAAAGAATTACAATCATTAAATGCAGAAATTACTCGTTTAATATTCTATGATAATTGTACTTTTGTTCAATACAATGTGAGATGGTCTTGAATGGATTATGATATTACTACATTAAATAAATTTAAAAGAAAACCTAAATTAGACAATACTAATAGTATTTCTAAAGGATTAAAGAAGAATAATCCTAAATTTAAACAAACATTAAATTTAGTTGCTAAGATTTCTAATAATGGTAAGTATCGTTATATTAATGATATTGTTTATGTTAGTAATAGTATTGAGAAATATATTGTTATTGATAGGTTTATTAGTAAAGTTCATTTTAATGTTGATTATAGAAATGATTTTGTTAATGTTATTTCTTGTAATGGTAGGATTTGTGCTAGGAATAGGTAACTATTATTTGGGTTTGTTGTTTTGTCTCATTTTAGTGTTATGGTATTTAGTTTTTAGTTTGATATTTTCTTACTATATTTAGGATATATAGTATATTATTATGGTATTGTTCTTGGTATTTAGAGGGCGGTTTGCCTTTTAGACGGATGCTTTTAAAGCAATTTGTCATTTAACAAAGTTTTATGACAATCTTTTTTGCAGGTCAATCTTTCAAAAGAAAGACTTGAGAATAATGGAGGGAAATTTAAATGGAAATTAATAAGGTTGATAGAATAGTAGTAAAAATTGAATTGAGTAGATTGGAATGTTCGGATCTTTCCAGGATATGTTGCGAAGCAATGAATTCATATCATAGGGAAGGATTTCTTACACTTTCTTTGGAAGCGAAAGATTATGCTACAAAATTAATGAAGGTGCTTGAATGAAAGTTCAAATTAAAAGAGTTCCTTATGGGAAGAAAGATACTCCTGAAGAATTAAGGGAATATACAATAGTTGGAAGTGGTTCTTCTGCTGTTGGGACTGAGGAAGAAATAAAGAATCATTTTTTGGATTCTTTAAATGTTCATGTAGAATTAGAAGTGATAGAATGAAAAATGAATGGATACTTTTTGGAAGAAACAGGAAGAAAGACAAATGGATTGAGATGCTTCGCTGTGATTCTTATGAGGAAACAGTTACTGCTGAAGGCATAGAGAGCACTCAATTCGATTGTCCTAAATATACTTCTATAAAACATATTTCTGTTTTAGTGGAGGATTAGATTATGGCTTATTTTGAAACAGAATTTAGTTTGCTTAATATAGTTTTTAATGATGTTAAAGATAAGAGAATTATTTTATCTGATAATGGGAAGATGTTTACATCTGAAAGTCTGGTTGAGGGGAAGTGGTCTTGTATTGGAAAAGCTACTTCTTATGATAGGGCAATGTTTTTGTTGTTTCCACTTAGGAAAAGGAAGGCTTATCAGGAATTAGAGAAACCTAATCAGGTTAAAGCGGAAAAGTTAGATGTTTCTAAATGGATTGTTAGGGGTCCTATTAAAGAAGATAACAAATTATAATGTTATATGTTATTAATGTTATGGTAAATATAGTTTAAACACTATATTTATTTTAATACACAATGTATTTTATATAATTTATATATATTATATACATTATATATATTATGTATATTATATATAGGATATTGTGTTATCCATAAACCAAAAACGGAGGTGTTTATATGGACTTTGAAAAATTCAAAAGAGGAGCAGAAGGAACAAGTGTAAAAAGAACATACATTAGTTTCGATTCTGAAACTGATGCAGAAACAGTTGGAAAGATACAGGCTCTTAAAGGCCAGTATGATTTGAAAGCTGTAGTGGCTGCTACAATAGACCAATTGTATGATGCAGTTAGTAAGCCATCAAAAAAGTAAGTAAGTATTGGGTTGTATTTAGGGAAATAAGCTTAAATCAAACATGTTTTGCTTGGGCTTTATCTCCTTAAATATGTCCAACTAAAAGTGTTTATTTTTATAGGTGATAAAATTGAAGATGAACAATAGAGATATTTTGGCACTCAAGATTTTGATACTTGATAAGATTGAAAGCGAGTCTAAAGATTTACATGAGAACTCAACTTATTTAGAACAAGATTTCAAACATTTGATTGCAAGAGATAGAGATTGGATTAACTTATTAGAGAAAGTTAATCTACTAAAATAAAAAAAAGATAAAATAATCATGTTTTGAAAAACCAATTGATTTTTTTATCATGAAAAACGATACATAACATAACATTATTTTAATTGTTAATTGAAAATTGTTATTAAAATCAATATTCAATTAATGTTTTTATTATAGCGTTATGTTTTGTTTATGTTTATTGATTGTTATGGCTAGTCCAAACGAAATTATGAATTTTATTTAACACAAAATGGAGGTTTTGTCTTATGAAAGAAAATAAACAATTAGAAAAAATTATTAGAGATGTTTTGCCATCAATTAATTCAAATAGCAAAACTACTAAATCTGACATCTATTTTAATTTAAAAAATTATTGTATTGAAAATCTAATTCTTTTAAATAAAGAAAGTAGAGAATTCTGTTTAAAAGAATTAAGTAAAAGAATAAAAGTAAAGAAAAATAATAAAAGCGTATTTGATTACAACAGTCCAGGAAAGATTAAAGGTCTTGTCCGTTCTGCTCATTACAAAGATATGAACATTGATAGTAATGATGCTGAATATGTTTTGGAAACTAAAACAAAACTAATCTGTATTATTGTAAAAGAAAAAGAACAGGAGGAATAATATGGAAGAAAATAAATTTGAAAGAATAGTAGAAATTAGTCCAGCATTTGATAAAAGGACAGAAAATTGTGGGATAGGTTCTTGTAACATAAAATTTGTTTTAAAGAAAAATGGGAAAGCAATACAATTCGTATTTGGAACAGATTGGTTTTTACCAGAAACAATTGTAGAATATAAAGCACAAGGTGTTCCAAAGAATAATGTAGCCCCATTTAATTTAAGAGGAAGAGAAGAATGTGGAGTAGAAGGATGGGATGTTAGTTATCATTCTCCAAAACCAATGTATGAAGGACAAACTGAATCTAAAGTTAATTGTTGTTACATTGGAACAAAATGTTACTATGATGGCTCTGCATTATATGCTGATGAAAATAAAGAAATTATTATTAGAGAAGGAAGTAATGGTGTTTGGAAGTTTTTAGAAAAAGAATTCTATAAAGATTTTCCAGAAGAAAAAGAAGATGAATTAACATCTGAACAAGAAAATGAGAAAACACATAAAGTTGAATTCGCAGAAGAACACATGAAAAATTTGAAAAGAGAAAAGGAGGAATAAAATTATGGAACCACCATTTGAACACAGCTACGACAATGACGGACTAGCATCACTAAACGAAATAGATCCAGACGATAGCGACCATGACGCAGACGCATACGACAAAATGCGAGATGATACTTGTGAAGAATTAGTAGAACAAATAAATGAAATGTTCAAGTACTTTGTAGAACACGAAGGCAACGGAGCACTAATTTACTACAAGGGAAGTCCAGAAAGATTTTGGGAACACCTAAAATCAGAATGTGATTTTCGTTTAGAACTATTAGAGAAAAATAAATCTCACAAAAAATAATCTAAAA